CAGTTCGATCCACGGAGCGGCCGGCTGTGGCTGCCAAGAGATCAATACTGGAATTATGGGGGATCTTATAATTCTGCGTATGGTCCTTATTCCGCCGGTCCCGTCATGGTCACCTATTCAGGCGGCTATGATCTGCCCGAGCAGGCGCCGGCACGGCTGCAGAAGGCGGTGATTGAGGCGGTGCGCGACGGGCGGGCCTCTGGCGCCAGGGATCCCTCGATCCGCGAGGTGCAACACGGCGATACCCGAATCAGTTATTTCACGTCATCCACGTCGTCGGCGTCGGAAGGCTTTCTGTCAGCGCCGGTGGTCGATCTGATCAAGCCTTACAGGCGGCTTCATGTCGGGTGAATGGATCGTGCCGTGCGAGTGGCCGGGCGAAGTTGCGTATATCGTCGGCGGCGGGCCCAGCGTGCTGACGCAGGATCTGATGCGGCTGCGCGGCCAGCGCGTCATCGTGATCAATTCCAGCGTTTATGCGGTGCCATGGGCCGATATTCTTTTCTTCGGCGATTGGCGCTGGTGGAACGTGAACCAGGCGGCGGTGGCGAATTTCAAAGGCCGCGTCGTCACCACCACGAAAATAAGAACCGATCCCAAAGTGAAGGTTTGCAAGAAAGCCCACCCGCCCGGACTGGCAATGCAACGCGATAGCCTGATGCAGCTCTGGACCTCGCTGACGGCAGCGACCAACCTGGCGGCGCATCTGGTCGGGCGCGGCGGCGCCATCATCTGGCTCGGCGCCGACGGCAAGATTGCGCCTGATAGAACGCACCATCACAAGCCGCATCCGTGGCCGCACAAGCCGGGCGCCTATGAGAAACAATACCGGGATCTGATCACGATCGTGCCGTCGTTGTGGCAGATGGGAGTAGCCGCATTCAACGCTTCGCCTGACACGGCATGGGTCGATTTGTTGCCTCTGATCAAACTGGAAGACGTGCTCGAGGGACGGCTTGCCGCGTGATGTTCTGATTCTCGGCATGTGGGGTTTAGGCGACAACATCTATGCGCGCCCGTTCGTAGTGGCCGCCAGTCGTCAATATCGGGTCTGGCTCGATACGCCATGGCCGGAACTGTATGCCGATCTTGATATCAGGTTCGTGCAGGGTAAGCGGCGGTTACGGACGCAGCGCAAGAACATGGCGCGGCAGTCACAAACTCTATGGTCAACGCCTCCGCGGCTGATCCATGAAGTCAAGATTCAATACGGTAACCTGGCGTCGTCATCGATCCTGATTTCTTTGGAATGGCTATGGCGGGCATTGTTGGGAATCGATTTTGATCCAGCGTTATTCACATTGCCGAGAATGGGACGATCGCCAGTGGAATCGGATCGGCCGGTCGCGGTGATCCGTCCGGTAACGGTGCGCAGCGAATGGAAGAACGAGGCGCGCAATCCTAAGCCGGAATATGTTGCGGCCATCGCCGCTGAATTGATGGATACTCATACCGTAGTTGTGGTGGCCGATCTCGAAGCGGGCGCCGAATGGCTGGTCGGAGAATTGCCGCCGGCGCATCGTTACTTCGTGCGCGGCGAATTGAATGTGCGCGAACTGTTGGCACTGGTCCGTGATGCCGACATCGTGGTCGGCGGTGTGGGGTGGATCGTGCCGGCGGGCCTCGCGCTTAAGGTTAATACGTTCGTGGTGCTCGGTGGCCATGGTGGCCACAACGCGCCTGCCAAGATCACTGATCCGCGTTTGGACCTAAGCCGGATTGGTTTCGCCACGCCGGAAAGGTTCTGCCGATGCACGAACATGCTGCACGACTGCGACAAGACGATTGCCGATCCCGTCGGCCATTTTACCGAATGGGCTGCGCTGCGCTTTGGGACGATCTGTCGGATGAGGGCCTAACGTGGTGGCCGCAAAGCGGCGTAGGTTATTATCCGGTTACGGTTGGCATCGAACCGTATGATCAGGGGTATTTCGATAACTTCAAGCGCAACGCCGAAACATTTATCGGACAGGCCCTGATGCAGGCGCGGGTCGACTTTGTCGAGCAGCATTACCAGGGGCCATTGATCGATGTCGGGATCGGCAGCGGCGCTTTCGTCGAGTTGAGGCAGCGTTCGCATCCAACATATGGATTTGATGTCAATCCGGCTGGCGTCGGATGGCTTAAAAACCGCAATCTATTCCGCAACCCATATCGCAGGTCATTCGAGGCCATGACGCTCTGGGATGTGCTCGAACATATCCCGGACTATCCGAGGCTATTGGCCAATGTACGGGAATGGTTGTTCCTGTCGCTGCCGATATTCACCGGTGTCGAGCACATACTGCGATCAAAACATTTCAAGCCGAAAGAGCATTGCTGGTATTTCACGAGAGACGGTTTGGTGAACGCGATAGACTGTTGCCACTTTGAATTGGTTTCCGAAAACACGATCGAGACCGAGCTAGGCCGCGAGGACATCGGCAGCTTCGCATTCCGGAGAATACATTGGTGATCGACTACAGCGTGCTGCTCTACGACCCGGTCTATGCCGAGATCGGAGTGGAGGCGCAGTTCATCAACGGCGAGTTCGAGGTGACGTTGACCGTGATCGACGACACAAGGCCGAAGATCCTGCCGGCCGGTTCGGCAGAAGTGCGTAGTGTCGGACCTGGCGCGTTCGTGCGGATACCGGAACTGGAGCGAAACGGGATCAGCCGCGATGACTGGATGAATGCGAGCCTGAGCTTCAATGGGCGGTCCTGGGTGGTGCGGTCCTACGAACTGCGCGGCAGTCCGAACGGCGAAGACCTTGGCGAGGTGCGGTTCCTGTTGAAGGCGGCTGAATCGAGCAATGGGGGCGGCGGTGCTACGACTCCAGATTGGGTGCCCGCTAACGCCAAAATCCATATCGATTTTCTTGGCGGCACGCCGCAGGGGCGGGCGTGGAGTAACGGGGCTGAGGTGGTGATAGATACGCTGCTGGGCAGTGATCCGAACACGTTAAATGCGTGGGGACCGACAAGTTACGATTCAGCAAGGCTCAATGCATATGGTTATGATAGCAGTTCAGGTGCCAATGATTTTGCTTTTATTGGTGCGGCGTTGTCGAAAATACTTGCAGGATGCACGATCCGGTTTGGATACACTATTCCAGTGGTCAATGAAGGTGGGCTGGCGTTCTACATCGTGGCGGCAAACGGCAACGATGCCGTATATTTCGAAATAAGGGCTTCTCCGAATTCATTCGTAGTGGGTAGTTATAGCGGTCCTGCTTCCGCTACGTTGACTGGAGCTATCAATAGTGGCGGTAACGGAGTTAATGGTATCGCCATTACTGTGACCCAGACACGAGGTGAATTTGCTGCAAATGGTTCTTTGGCGACTGCCGCAGTCTTTAATACAGTGGACTGGCCAACGAGTAATCCGTTGGTTGCTGCACTGGTTTCTCCGGGTGGGAGCGATCCTGCAGCCCTCCAATCCATCACCATCTACGACCCGCTGCCCGACACCACGGGTCTGAGTGAATTGAGCGCGGTGGGCGATGGTTGACACCCGCGAGGCCGTGCTGGTGCGGCTGCTCGAAGTAGTGGCGACCATCCCGAACATGCGCTCGGTTCATCGCAACAACGTCGACATCACCGAGGATCAGTTGCCGGCAGTGGTGGTGTTCGATGCCGACGAGGAAACCGACGATGCCCAGGACGTAGGCCAGCGTCCGGCCAACCGCCCGACGCTGGTGCGGATGACGCCGGAGATCGTCATTGCGGAAAAGACTGCCGGACAGGTCGGCTCGGAACTGACCGTGCTGCGGCGGGAGTTGATCAAGCGAGTACTGACCGACAGCGAATTGAACGAGCAGATCGTAAAGACCGGCCGGTTCGGCAATGGCGCGATCCGCTATCTCGGCTGCCAGACCGACGTCGGCTGGATGCGCTCGATGCACGGCGCGCTGCGGGCGCAGTTCATGTTCAAGTACACCCTGAAACCTGACGAGCTCTGAAGGGAGAAAACGGCGATGCCTACGAGCCCCAACGTACAAAATTACCATATCGGCAAGGGAATCGTTTCGTTCAAGGAGGTTGGCCAGTCGACCTACCGCGACCTCGGCAACGCGCCGTCGTTCGTCTATACGCCGGCAATCGAGAAGCTCGAGCACTTCAGTTCGAGGGAAGGTGTGAAAACAAAAGATTTCACGGCGATTACGCAAATCAGCGCGACCGTCAAGGTCACGCTCGACGAAATCACCGGGGAAAATCTCGCCTACTTCGCGCTCGGCGAGTCGGGCACCGACACCGATGGCAACGTCACGCTTCATGGTCTGAAAAAGACCGAGTTCGTCGGCGATATCAAGGTCGTTGGTACCAACGACATCGGGCAAAAAGTGGATTTCGATGCTACCGTGTCGTTCATCCCGGAAGGTGATTTCTCGTTCATCACCGCCGAGGACAAGTTCACGGAGCTGACACTCACGGCCGAGGTACAGAAAGGCGCTGATGGCAGCTTCGGCGTCTGGACCGTGCGCGACGAAGTGGTGAGCGCGTGATGGCCGACCTGCTGGACATTGCGCCATCGACCGCGGTTGCGATCGTTACAATTGATGAGCTCAGAATCAAGGTGCGCGGCGTTTCGGTCGATGCGATTGCGTCGATTGTCTCGCGGTTTCCCGCATTGAAATCGCTCAGCACGGCGAGCGACAGCGGCGACCTGGTGCCGCGGCTGATTGCGAGCTGTGGCGCGGCGGTCGGGCCGATCATCGCGGCCGGCTGCGGACATCGCGATGAGGAAGTCTATGAGCAGCGGGCGGCGGCATTATTGCCCGAGCAGCAGATCAAGCTGCTGCGCGCCATTTTCGGGCTTACGTTCCCAAACGGGATCGGCTCCTTCGTCGAGGAACTGACCGCGCTGATCGGCGGCGCTGGCGAAGGAGCAAAGACCATCAAAATACGCTTGAAGAAATCGCCATCGCCGTTACCGCCATCGTCCGACGCGGATTCGCGCCTGACCATGCAATGACGCTGACGCCGCGCCAGATCGTGGCCTGGCTCGAATTCTCCGACAAGCTCGATCGCATCGACCGTGCTAACCAACTGGTGATATCGGCGGTCGGCGCCCAAGGCGACAAGCAGACGCTCGACAAGGTGCTGAAGGAGCTGGATGCGTGAAACTGGTTTTCTCGGCCGACGAAGCTGCGCTGGAAAAACTGATTGAGGAGATCGAACAGAAGATCTACGCGGCCGAGGTCGGCGCGGTGCATGATGCTGCAGACCTCGCGATCAAGCAGGGTCGGCAGAATATTGCAGCGGCCGGATTCTCGTCGCGATGGCAGCGTGCGTTGAGTTACAGCTTCTATCCCAACAAAGGCAGCGATCCGGCCGCAGTGATCTTCGATAAGATCCCGTTCGCCAATGTGTTCGAATTCGGCATGACGATTCAGGGCCGGCCGTTGTTGTGGCTGCCGATCGAGCAGAACCTGCCGCAAGGCGTGCACTCGCCGAAGCAGTACGGGCGCAAGCTGGTGTCAGTGAATATCGCCGGCAAGCCGCCGCTGATGTTCGATGCGGCCAATCGTCTCGCGGGGCCGCTGTTCGTCGGCGTAAGCTCTGTCAATATCAGGAAGCGATGGGATCTGATGCGCATCT